TATAATACTTGTATTGAGAATGAGAAAGGAACTGAAGAATGTACCACGAATGTGAAGCTGCTGAAGAAGTCACTGTTGTCCTGACCAAGAAAGAACTTTATGTCTTGCGAATGGCAGCGATGCGAACTGCAAACGTGATGGCAGAGGATATGACTCCTACTGCCCAGAAGCGAGTCGAGTTGATTGACCTCGCTACTGAGAAACTAGAACGAGCCTTATATTACGGAGTAAAGTAATGAAATATATTGTTAAGTCACAAACTGGTGAGGTCTTTGCGGGTCTCTATGCCCCCATCTCTACTTTCGAGTCTGCGGCCTCATACGCCAATGCTGTTGTGTTCAGCGCACAGTTTCCTGACATCACTGAAGCAACTGTCGTTGAGGTCGATGCCTATGGCAACGAGCGCACAGTTTACACGAGGGAGGCCGCATAGATGGCGATGACATTTGTTGCAGAGGAGCGATATCAACTCCTACGTGAAAAGTTTGATGTTCTCACTGAGGGCATGGAAGATTGGAAGATGCCAATCAAAACCGTTGTCCCGATTCGTGAACTTAATGACTATCGTGATGCGTGTGAATTCATGACCGGATCTGAACTCTATGTGGTGAGACAGGTTAACGAACCTAATTTTGGTGATATGCTCGTGCGAGCGGAGGGTTATTATAATGCTATCGGATCTTAACATTGTTGGTGTGATCAAAGGAGGTTTCACTGTAGAGATGAAGGTGATTAAAGGAGGTTTCACTGTAGAGATGAAGGGCGGGCCCGCCGTGCCGTTTATGGAACTTAAGTACAAGTTTGAAAACGGTTATGGTGCGAATGTGGTTCGCTTAAATCGTAATGAAGAGAAGTTCTTCAACGTCACTCTGTTGGACGCAGATGACAATCCACTGGATCTTTCAACGAATCTGGACAGCACCATGTTTTCGGACAAGATTGCTGAGATCTCCCACCTATGAATGTGTTCCACCTCTCAACCAACCCAGTGAAAGCTGCGCGTATGCATTTGGATAAGCACGTGGTCAAGATGATCATCGAATACGCTCAGCTGATGAGCACTGCTCATCGGGTTCTTGATGGTGAAGAGTACTACGATAAGACTGCGATTGGTCGTAGGATCAAACGCTGGAAACATCCGAACTCTAACCTAGAGAACACACTCTACAAGGCGTCCCATGTGAATCACCCTAGTGGTGTGTGGACTCGCAAGACATCTGCAAACTATCTGTACCTGCACCAGATGTGGGAAGAACTTTGCAAAGAGTATACCTACCGATATGGAAAAAAACACTTGACAGAAAGGAAGTTATCTGGTATACTCTCCTACATTCCTGAAAACATACCTAATGGTGGGTTGACGGAATTCGCACAAGCAATGCCTGAGTATTGCAAACGTGAAAATCCTGTAGAAGCATATCGTTTCTACTACATTAACGAGAAGAAGCGATTTGCTAACTGGACAAACCGTGCAATGCCGGACTGGTATCAACAAGCAGTCGGAGGATTCTAACTATGGAGAAGTCATTGACCTATCAAGAAATCGTTGACACCTTACGTGAAGGTGTGGTAAACTTGTCTTTCACGAAAGTGAAGGATGGTGAAGTACGTAACATGAAGGCAACCCTAGTCTCGGATCTGATTCCGGCTGACAAGATGCCAAAGACTGATGCGAATGCAAATACTGAAAAGAATCAACTTGCGGTACGTGTGTTTGATCTTGACTTGGCAGACTGGCGTTCGTTTCGCGTAGACTCACTGTTGTCTTTTGTTCCTGCTACATCGATCATTAACGGTATTGACTAAATAACCCTATGGCAAAGAAACTCACACCAGCAGAGAAAGCGAGGAAGACTAGGGAGGCGAAGAACAAACGCGCCCTAGAGGAACTTGGTCTTGATACCCCACGTAAGAAAGTGAGGCGTAAACGCAAACCTATGACTGCGGAGCAGAAGAAGGCAGCGTCAGAACGTCTCGCAAAGGCGCGTGAGGCACGTGGTGCGAATGGTAGTAAGTCTGTCCACGAGGACATTCGAGATCTGCCAGAGGATCATTTCTTGCATTGGAAAAAAGTCAAAGAATGGTTGAAATCAAATCAAGAGGAACTCAAAGGGATGCGGAGTTTCAAGAACTCCAAGGTAGCCAAAGAGAGATCCGAATACATTGCTCTTGAAGTCTATATCGATAACATGAAACGATACCTTGCAAACGGTGTCTGGCTTGATTATCGATATGGTGAACAGCGTGAAGGTCGTATACAATACAAGGTCGAGGCAATGTCCTATTACCCTGATGGTACACCCAAGCGAACCTATGGTGCATGGTATCCCGACATCCGGCAGACTTGGACTCCAGAGTTGGAGGAAGAGTTTGCCAAGGATGTGGAATACGCCCTACAGTTCAATTCTACTCAGAGTATAAATACCGACGAGGAGGAAGAATGAAGGTTGATTTTCAAATTGGTGGAGTAGATTCGTCTGACGATTCTAACTTCATGAACAAGAAACGATTCACCAAGATGACCGAAGATGCGGTCAGGAACAAATCAATGTCCTATATGGACGCAGTGGTTTATCTCTGTGATGAGAATAACCTAGAGATTGAGGATGTCAAGAAATATATCGCGACATCTATCAGAGAGAAGATTGAGGTTGAAGCAATGAACCTCAACTTTCTCGAAAAGAGTGCTGACCTTACTCTAAAATAAAGGTTGACAAAACGATTACATTATGGTATAGTGGACACACAATAATACAAGGAAAATACAAAAATATGTCTTTTGCAAAACTAAAAAACAATCGCACCGATATCTCTAAGCTGGCAGCAGCCGCACAAGAGATGGGTGGTGGTGCAAAGCAAGGTAACAACAAGTACGAAGACTTGCGCTTCTGGAAACCCACGGTAGATGAATCAGGTAACGGTTATGCCGTTGTTCGTTTCCTACCTGCGGCGGAAGGTCAAGAACTTCCTTGGGTACGTTACTTCGATCACTTCTTCAAAGGCCCGACTGGTCAATGGTACGTCGAGAAGTCTCTGACTACTCTGGGTAACAATGACCCCGTGAGCGAGTACAACTCTCGACTCTGGAACTCTGGTGTCGAAGAGGACAAAGAAATCGCACGTAGACAGAAGCGCCGTCTTCACTATGTTGCGAACATCATGGTCATGAATGACCCCGCGAATCCTGCCAACGAAGGCAAGGTATTCATGTACGACTTCGGTAAGAAGATCTTTGATAAGATCATGGATAAGATGCAACCCGAATTTCCAGGCGAAGAACCGATCAATCCGTTTGACTTCTGGACTGGTGCTGACTTCCAACTGAAGATTCGTAATGTTGCGGGATATCGTAACTATGACAAGTCTGAGTTCAAGGCTCCTGCACCGTTACTGGAAGCAGATGAGACGCGACTCGAAGCAGTCTACAATCAGTTGCATGACATGTCAGAGTTTACTGCTCCGTCTTCGTACAAGTCCTATGACGAACTGAAAGGTCGTTTGGAAGTTGTGCTGGGTCAGGCAACGGGTGCTGGTGCAACCGTCAAGAATGACTCATTGACCAAGACTGCGGAAGTAGTATCTGCACGTGAACAGGAACCACAAGTTATCGCGTCTGCCCCTGAACCGAACATCACGGCAGCAGCAGACGAGGACGATACTCTGAGTTACTTTGCTAAACTTGCAGCGGAAGACTAGTAGGTAGGATCTTTACCTTGGGTATCCCCGAATAATTAGGGAGTGGGTTACCACTTAAAACCACCAGAAAAAGATCAAGGGGCACTTCGGTGCCCCTTTTTTTATGCTATGTGGAAACCGTCAGGAACCCTGTCAAGGTCATCTGTCGCGGGTGATGGGTCACCGTACATCGCAGAACTACTCTGATTGTTATTGGTAGTAGTCTGTGGAGCAATGACCGTAGCACCACCACCAGCACCTTGTGACTCAAGGAACTTGATCTGATCCTGTAGTTCGCTAATGCGTCTCTCAGTTAAAGCACCAGCATTTGTATTTCGCTCTTCGGCAGACATGCCAGCGAAACGTCCCTCGTTTCTTGCTAACTGTGACCTACGTCTTTCAAGTTCTGAGGCTACTACATCTGGATTCGCAAGTCTCGCTGCTCGTTTGGCAGCACGATCTGCTGCTTGCTGTTCAAGTTGTTGCGCGGCCGCCGCACGTTCTGCATCCTTCCTAGCAAACTCTGCTTTACCTTCTTCTGAATCGGCATAGGCAATGAAGTCCTTTGTCGCATCATTCATGGGTCTGGTCTTGAGTTCAGGCGCAGTTGCCTCTCTGGTCTTGAGTTCAGGCGCGGTTGCTTCTTGTGTCTTCAGAACTGTCTGAGGCGGAGGCGGTGCCACCGCCGGCGGTGGTTCTGTAATAGTTACCTGAGGCCCTTGACCACTAGCAGATCGTCGTGCTTGTTCTTGTTTTCGTAACGCACGTTGCAGACCTTTGTTACCTTCTTTAACCTCCGGTGGGGGAGCGGCTTCTTCGTCACCACCACCAAAGATACTCATCACACTGCCCAGAGGATCTTTAACGAACCCTAGTATCGCATCCTTGAACTTCATGACGATATCGAAGATCTCATCGGTGAAGGAGAAGGCAGCAAGTCTTTCTTTGAAATCATCAAACCCGAACAGACCTGCAACGAAACCAACAAGCATCTTACCAAGGTCGAGGATACCACCGATGAATCCTGAGACGAATCCACCTATCGCACCCATGATGCCACCAAAGATCTTCTCTGCCAGAGTACCTTCGGTTTCCTCGAATCCTGTCACGGCACCACTGAATGCATCGATGACACCAAAGATGAATGCGGTGATAGGCCCACCAAGGAACCTACCTAGTCGTTGGAATACAGTAAAGAAGGGTTTGATGATTGGTTGGAGTGTATCAAGGAACCCTAGTGCAGACTTTGCACCATCCGCAACCGTACCTGCTTTGGAGAACACACCTTTGATATCATCAATCAATAACACGAAGTTATCGAATGCGGGACGGAATACTGCGAACTTAGTGCCCAGTTTACCAGCAAAGGAGCTGAAGTCATCTGCTACTAGAGTAATCTCTTTTCCAAAAGAAGAAACCGTAGTCCCTACCTTGGTAAATCCTAGTTTGAAGTTATTGAACGCATCCTTTAGGGGTTTCAGTGCATTATCAAAAAGTTTTCCTTCTGTCTTGAAAGCCCCACCGATACGAGAGAATAAACTACTGATTCCATCTGTAATACGTTTGATTTGTTTGCTGAAAAATCCCTTGGTAAAGATATCAAGACTATCAACAAAACCACGGAAGATACCAGCAACAACACCAACCACTGCGGCACCAGCCGCAACAAGTGCTGCTCCAATAACACCCAGACTAGACCCTTTGACAGCATCAGCACCCGCAACGAGATCGCCACGACCAGAAGCAGCTTTCTCTTTCTTCTTCTCTCGTTTTTCTTCTAGATCGTCACCCGCCTGAGCAGACATGGACTTGAAGTACTTCTCAAACTGTTTGTTGAGAGTGACAAGTTGTCCTAACTGTTCTTGATTTCGTTGTTCAGACTGAGCGTTATTCTCACGCAGTTCTGCTGTTACTTTTTCAAGTGTTGCCATTTGTTATCAACGCCTTTGTTGTTCTTTCATCTGTTCTTCTCGTTCTTTCAAGTGTTCCTCAAGCAACACGAGATAGACCTCTCTCTCCCAAGGCATCATATGTTCGATGTCTTGTAGTGAATACTGAAAGTGCTGCATCAACGCGAAGTTGGTCTTAAAATGATTGACCAAAGTATCGTGTGAGAGGCACACTAAAAAAAATCTTGGATACCCTCCAGAGTAATCGTGCTATCTTCTCCACACTTGGAACACGTGAACTCTATATCCTTTTTCATGGCAGGGACAGTCTTCAAGAATGCACCTACCTGTTCAAACTGTTTGCTGGTCATCAAATCGATGAACTCACTCAACTCCTTTCTGCTTACATCACTCGCGAGGAACTGTTCATCCTCTGTCATTATGGATACAACACAATCCTCTAACATAGCAAACCCAAAGTCTGCCTCCGTCATACCCTCTCTATAATGTCTCACAAATGAGTCGTATGTCGGGTATCGCATCTCAATAGAGATATCATCAGTGAGTTGAATCACGTTATCGACATCAGTCTTTTCAACTTTGACTGATGCTAGATCAACACTCACCTCAGTCGTACCGTCACACTCTTCCTGTTGACACCTCACAGTCAGGTTAGATGACTCACCCACAGACTTGCTACGAATCTGGGTGAACATGTACTCCACATCAAATGTGGCCAGTTCAGAGGATACAATATCCTCGTAGACACATGCGACTACCGTGTCCATCATTGCCCTCATCGCCTGTTTCTCATCCTGAGACTCAAACGCAGCGAGTAGAATCTTCTCTTCCTTGACCAAGTAGGGTCGATATGTAATCTGTCTGTCCGATGACGGAATCGTCATCTCATACTTCAAAGTATCATTTAACTTAGGTAATGCCATAATATGCTCCAAATATTATAAAAACTTCCTGATCAATTCGCCTGCAATTCCTTCAATGAAACCACCGCCACCAGCGTCACCACTTTTACTTGACCAATTCTTGTAAGACAGTTGCACGGTTACTTCCATCAACTGTCCATCGTCACCCAACGGTATTTCGTTTAGTGTAGTTGGGTATGCTTTATCTAGGACTAAAGTATAGGTGATATCATCACCAAATACTGCATTCAAATCAATCTCACCCTGTGCGAGATCTAGTGGCCCTAGTCTTGGTAATCGCCCCCTGATAGATGATGGGATCTTACCCGAATCAAATATCTCTTTCTTATAAAGAGGAAACGATGTACCTTTCTTGATGTGTTGAATAATGACCGGATGGGTATAGTCATTGTAGTATCCAACTTCTAATGTCTCTTGGTTTACTGCGAGGTTCTGCCACTGTTCAAAGTAGGTTCGTACCTTCATATCATTCATACAGAGAAAGGTCAGGGTGATATCACCTACCGCATATCCGTATGCCTGTTTAGTGGTCGTTAGACCAATCTGATTCTCGGTGGATAAGATCTGACGGCCAGGCAATGATGCTGCCTTGCACAATAGGTTCATCTCTCTTGCATCACCGTTGATAGGTGGCAGGAAAATCTTGTACAGATTTCCCATGGCGAACCCACCACCCGCACCCACTTGGGACTTGAAATCATCAATACGAAATGCCATTAGTCTTTACCTATCATCTGTCTTGAATCGTAGAACACCTTCTGGGAGTTGGACTTTCTCCAACTTGCGGTTGGTAGGAATGTTGCGATCTCCCACTCAGGGGCTGGGACTTCTGCGAACTTACTCTGTACGTGTTTGGTCAAGTAGTGTTTGAAACATGGTTTGTAGTATCGCAACTTCGAGATACTCTGTAGTCGTTTGTATGTGATGTTGAACTTCGCATCATCACTGGTCTTACTGGAGGCAACCTCCATCAATGAATCTAACATCTTTGCACGAAGAATCGGTGGAAGGTAATGAAGGTTCAAACCATAGAACCCACCCTCTGCTGGCCCAACCACAACCACCAACGGAAATGTATCATAGTATGGTAGTGTGTCTTTGCCCTTGGGATCATAGAAGAACATCTGCATCGTACCCACAACACCACGCTGTGCCCTACTCTTTAGAGGTTCCTCTTTCATCAACTCTTGTCGGTTGATAGACCTGAGATTGGACGCCTTCTTTCTGAACCATTCACGCGATTCCTTGGTGCGAGGAGTAACCCCAGCACGGAATGCCTGTAGTTCTAATCTGTTGAATATGTTTGACATACTCTTATTTATACTTATTTTTTACGTTTTTGAAAAGGTTTCAGTGGTTTTAGGGTCTTCATGGGTTTTGTTGATTTGGGAATAAGACTCTTCAATGGTTCGTTCTTCTCCGTCCAGATAGCAAACCTCCACCCACGATCTGCGGCATACTCTGCTGCAGCTTCCCATTTGTTGACGTTCTTGACATAGGTCA